TAAGTAGTAGCCGCCACCGGACCGCATAGTTCAGGGTTGAGCCGATCCGGGTCGGTTGCACCCACGGGGAATCCGGGACGATGACGACGCTAGGCGTAATCGGGACCGTAGGCACCGTGTCGTAGATTTTGTACCCGAGCCCGGTCAAGCTCGTGACAATTAACTCTCGTGCTTCCGTGGTGAGTGCCATTAGCCGACCATCGTCGTCATCTGTTTGTAAGGGGCGAGTAGGACAGTGACCCGGGCCATTAGCGCCGAGTTAATCCGTGGGCTAGGGGTGAAGTCCACGCTAATAGATTCGCCCCCTGCGGCGTACGCCGCCTGGTATGTCTCCACCGCTATGGTCATTGCCGCGATTTTCAGGGGTGCCGGTTCCGCTTCGAACGAAACAAGCGTGACTAGGTAACCGATCAAGACGCACGCCGAGTTGGCGTGCAAGTCGAGTACGAGACTGTCGGGTGTCTCGTACTCGATATCCAGATTGTCGGCCAGTTCCTGACCGGTTACCAGTGCCACGGCTATGCCTGGTTGTAGATTCCGACGATGCCAGCGGCAACGAACGGGAGAGCCGCGGCGTATCCGTAGATCGAGTAGTCGCGCCCGAGGTTCGCCGCTACATCGTTCGTCATAAGGCGGGGGCCGTCTTCTGCCCATTCAATCGACGCCCGGTTCGTGACAATCGCGTCTTGTGTTTCGTCTGTGGCGAAGGCGCGAGCCAACACGATCGGCAGACCGGCGACGGACAGATTGAGTGTGCGGGCGTTGAAAGTACCGGATACGTTATTCGGTGCGTAACTGTCGGGCATGAATGAAGTCCATCCACCAATTTTCTTGAATACAGCACTATTAACCAGGACAACATCGGCGGGTTGCCCCGTTGCGGTTTCGACGTCTACGGCTGCGGCGAACACGGCCTCACGGAATGCTGCGCCAGTTGTGTCGGCGCTGAAGTCGTAGTCGACCCCGGCGGTGTCGTTGGCCCATAGTGCAGCCTGGAAGGCGTAATCGGTTTCAGTACCGAACGCGCCGAGCATGATGCGCTGGTGAGCATCGACGTATGAGGGGTCGGTGCGTTCGATGACCTGTTGGGTCAAACGTGATCCGGCCGCGTAGGTCACCAGGTTGGCGGTGCCCTTTTTAATGTCAATGTCGACGCTATTCACTTCGTCGTTTTCTGCCGCTTGCGCTGCGACAATGGCCGAGAGGTCACCGTCGAAGTAGGGCCACGTGATTGTCATGCCCGAACCAACGGCGGAACTTGGTCCACCGAGTGCGGTAATGACGGGGCGGCCACGATCAAGGACGCCTTTAATGTCGCGGAGCCAGATTGGGGGAACGAGCCCGGGCGCGTCGGCAATGGTCTGCACATCGAGGGCGCGGTTTTCTGCGTCACCTTTGTAGACGGCTTTGCAGTACTCACCGAATGAACGGTACTCACTCATTGGGTGCTGAGCCTCTGACGTGTATGCCTTAGCGGCGATTGTTTGTACTTCCTCGCGTAGTGCTTTTAGTGATTCGCGTGCTTCAATGTCCACCGAGTTAACCTCGGTCGACTCGGTTGTTGGTACCATTGTTGCTCCTTCTTCTTCTCTTATGGCGCTCACTCCGGCTGTGGAGTAGGCAGGGTAGGGGGTTAGTGAGACTTCGAGTAGGTTCGCGGCGGTGTGTTGGATCGCGTCCCGTGCCTTAGACATAATGGATTTAACAGGGTTAAACCCGACCGATAGGCCCTTGATAGTGGAGGTACGGGCAAGTACAGCGGCATCGCGGCCTAGGGCCGTGTCCACTATTTCAAAGTCGATATAGAGACCGTCTTCACGGTTCTCGGCCCCCGTAATCTTCCCGACTGGTTCACCATGACGGTAGGCCAAGGGCTTACCGATTACGTTGGCTAGGTCAAATGAACCAGGGGCAAACGATTCACGTACACCACCGATCATTGTTTCGGCACCGTAGGGCACTGCCATGCCGTGACCGGATCCGACGATGTCGCCGTCTTGATTTTCGCGCTCTTGAAAGATCACGACCGATTCCGTGTTAAGTTGTTTCACCTTAGGACTCCGTTCATTTCACTAAAGACACCTAGACCGGGTAGGTCTAGGATTGTTTTTGCTTCTTCGACGTCGATCACGCCGAGAGGTAATAGTTTCGTGATCACGTCGGCTATTGCGATCGTGTTGTCGCGCAGGAAAGAGGTCGTATCGAAGGCGATTTGATAACCGGTCGGGGTGACATCGGGCATGGAAAGTCTTTGGGTAACTAGGTTCATCACGGGGCGTAGCGCCGTATCCAAAAGGTTCCGGTAAAGGTCTACCCGGTTCGAGTACGTCAGTGAAGATCCGGGGACACCGGCACCGACCCATATGGGGTCAAGATTGGCTAGGCGTGCTATTGCGATACTTGCACTGTTTTTTCCCTCTACGAGTTGCACGTCGCGGGCTGAGAATCCCATTACTTGCGCGTCTATCGTGTTGTTTAGGTAGGCGGTGCCACGGTTAGCGCGAGCTTCCTCCCACGCATCAAGTAGGGAGTCAACCTGGTCGGCGGGGAGATCCGGGCCGGAGTTCTTGAGAGCGACTGTGGGTATCGGGGTTTCGGAATACATGAGGGTCGCGGCTTCCAGTGCTGCCGCTGTAGTGATCGCCGTTGCCCCGTTGGCGAGCCATCCGCCTTCCCCTGACCCGTAGAACTTGATGACGTCCCGGGTCGGTATTTGCCTGGCAAGATAGTAGAAGGGGTCGGCTGGTGGTTGCTGGTTGGCTTCGATCCCGGCGTAGTAGGGCGGTAGGTCGGTAGTGTCCTCGACCCGCATAACCTCGACAGAGATCGGGTAGCCGGCGAAGTCCCGGTCGATCACGCGCCAGTAGGCCCGATCAAACATGAGTAGATCGGAGAGTGTGCGCTGGATGACGTTGGCGTACGGGTAGATCGGGCTCGGCTGTGACAGTAGTTGCCGGGCCGGTACGGGTTGCCCGTCAAAGTATTCGCGCAACGGGAACGCGCTAATAGTGTGCGTGTAGGTTTTGAGGGCGTCCACAAACGCGGGGACTTGCATGGCTGTGGGTCGAGTTGATCGACCGGCCAACTGGTTAGTGAGTAGGGCGTATAGTCCCGAGGATTCACGTACGTGCGCGGTTGCAGGTTCCTGTGCTGTCGCCATCGTCCGGGAAAGGGACGCTTGACCGCGCACGAGTGAAAGGGCTCGGGGGAACACCATGGGGCCAGTGTAGCCCCTTACCACGGTTTGATCGCGTTTACGTGTGTTTGCGTGGTTTATGCGTGTCGGCGTGTCGCTTCATCGTCGGGGACATCCCACCACGTTACGAGTGTTTTCATAACCCACGCCGGGCGCTCCGCTGCACACCTGGCAGTCAGCACGGCTAGAGGTGCGGTGAGATCAATGAATACGGCGGCGTTGCGTTTATATAATTGTCGAGCGTTCGAGCCGGGTTTGGAGTCGATCACGTATGCGTCATTCTTTCGGCTAATTATTATCGCGGCGGCTACGGCGCTTTTCCGCATGAGCCGGGCCGTGTCCCGGATGTGTTTCGGGTAGGTGTGATGTTCGCAGTCCTCGTAGGCTATTGAGAGGGCGATACGGTCAAGGTCGACGACGATGTCACCCTCGACGGCGTAGCGTTTGGCGTAGGTTGATTTACCGACACATGGGGGGCCGGTAATAATGTACAGACTCATGCGCGTCGTGGTCGGCGTGAGCGAATCATCGCCACACTACGAGGCGTCTTTGAGGCTTGAGACACGGCGAACATAACGGCGCGACCGGCGTAAATTCCGCTTCTACCCATCGGGGCGGTGATAACCCACCCGCCTTGCCGCTGCGAGATCGTCGAATTCCCAAAGTGTTCCTGCAAGATTTGGCTGCCATCGTGCCGAATTTGGAGGCGACTAAAGAGGTCTACGAGGATTTGGGTTGCTACCACTGCCTCACGTTGCCCGACCAGGTCATCAAACTTTTCCCGTATGCGGTCCACATAACCAGGCGTCACTTGAATATAGAGGCTCGGATGCAGAGCCCGGATCTTGCGTAGTTGTTCGTCCACTTCCACAATCGTCCTATGCGTAGTGACCCGGACGACGATGTGCCCGTTCACGTTCGGGGCCGCTATTGCGACGGCGTGCCCCATCCCATCGAAGTCACACTCCACCGCAACACTCCAAACCCCGTCCTTCGGGAGTTCTACCAGGGGATCGAGACAGGCATTC